CCATCTGACCTAAGAGCAGTACCCGACAAATTGTAATGGGACTGAGTGATTATTATGAAGGTTTTGATATTAGTAATGTAAACAAACGTCTTCCAATCTTTACAACAATTCCAAAAGATTACAAGGATATTAATGATAAGTTATATCCATTAATTGAGGAGTATAGAAATAATCATAGTGAAAACTTAGAGACAAATGTAAGAGCAACATGGAGAAGTGATTGGGAGGTTCATAAACATGAGCAATTCAATTTCTTTGTTGAATGGATATTAAAGGCATCATCTTTTATATCTGCTTATCATTTAAATACTAACATACAATATGATGTATGTAATATGTGGTTAATGATATATGAGAAGGGTGATTATGCCATACCTCATGACCATTTTCCGAGTACAATGTCAGTTGTATATTATGTGGATGTTGAGAATAATGCTGCCCCAATTACATTTGAGGATGAGTTAGATATACATCCTGAGACAGGAAAGTTAATCATATTCCCTTCAGTTATACAACATAAGGTAAATAAAACTAATACGAAAAGAGTTGTAGTTGGTATGAATTTAAATGCTGGTTTCTGGGATTAAACAATCATGTATGAACCTCAAGTCGATGATTATGTCAAGTGGACTAATAGTTTAGGACAAGTCCATGAAGGATGGGTATATTTTAAGGGTGATCCTGTCAACAATGCGTTAAGAAAGAAACAGGGATGGAATGAAGTATCACAGTATATTACTATAGAAATACACAGTTACCCTAAACCCGACAATGTTTATTCGTCAGGCAAATTTCACAGGCATAGAAACGTACATTGTTTATTATTATGTAATAGGGAACAATGGAATGAATTAGAATATATTAAGAATCGGAGAGGCACTTACGAGGGGTGCAGCGAGGTTACGCCCGACTCTAATACCTATGGATATAAGAGTCAAGAGGGGCGGTATTCTGATCCACAATAAATATAATGTAAACAAATGTTAAGGTAATGGAATTTCTTAGAATGTTTGGTATGTTCTTCACAATGACTGCCGTTGGTATGTTGATGTTTATGGTAATGATGGAGGCAATATTATAATGGATAAATTATACTTAGAGTGTAAGAAAATACTTGAAAGTTATTATCCTGAAGGTACACATATTGATGAGTGTAGCAAAGAGTGGGTTGAGAAGGGACATAAAATAAGTGCGGGTATTGTAAAGTATTATTCAGCGTATTTCAGTAAGGAGAAGTAAGATGCCACAAGGGATTACTACACATTGGAAAGTAGAACAATTAGCAGTATTAAAAGACAATGGATTTGTTGAGTCTGTTCAGTATAGTGTAACGTGTAATGAGTGGATTACTATACAACCTGATCCAGCAATTTATGGTGGACATGTTGCTAATCCTGATAAGAGTTTAGATGCTAATCATACACTGCATAGTAATCCATATACTGCACCTGTAGCAGTAGGATCTACTGATGAAATATACAAATCTCAGACACATACAGGTAAGGTAGAGTTTACTTATGCTACACCTGAAATAGCGTATGAAGATTTAACTGAAACTACTGTGATAGGATGGGTAAAAACAGGGTTAGGTACTACTGAAATTAGTAGGATTGAGAGTAGTTTAAGACCTGATATTACACAGTATGGAGTAGATCCTGTAAGAGTTGCCAAGAGTGGAAGTGACTTGCCTTGGGGATAGGGGGTTTGGTATTAATTGATACATAATAGTATTAAAATAAGGTTTTAAATACCTTTATAAATATAAAACTGTTTTTTATTTGGATAGTATCCTTGAGTATCTTGTAGTATGTTATTGGTGTTATTATGGAAGTTTATTCGTGTTTTTTGTTGCGTAAATGTCTCATTAATCTCTCAGGGTCTTGTGGACTTAGCGAGCGTACCATGCAGAGCGATTTTTGTCAACCCACAGGGGCGAAATTTTCTCATAAGGACACAGAAAACTCAACTAGATCTTCGTGTTTTATGAACTAGATTTTCGTGTTGACACAACTAGATCTTCGTGCTATAATACAGACATCAACTAGATTAATCTCGACTAGATTCTCATGTATCAACAACTAGATTCGCAACTAGATTTACATCTCGACGAGATATACTACACATCATATAATGACGTACTAGATCTAGACGAGAACTATGCACGTCATGATACATCATCTAGATATGAACGCCTAGCACATAGGCACTATGCATGAGTACATTATACCATGCATGCTCATAATACGCCACACATAATGTGACGCTTCGCATATTGGCACAGGGCATACCTATGCCACTCATCAGACTGTCCCTATTATAGCAGATCTGATAGCATTGGCAACACAGCATGTGACAGTTTGCGAAGTGGCACAAGGGTACTTGACAACCTCATGGCAATAGGCAGTATGCCACTTTGTGAACTGGCACATAGGCATTAATATTTGTTACTAAAAATAATTCATCGCAGCATCGGTGGCGAAGATTTTCATCATCAGTGCTACCCCGCACCTCCTCTTGTTGTACTCTTATTATAATTCCTCATTCTCAAAAATCACCCTATCTTGTGCCACTTTATCAACTGGTACAAATTTGTTGATTTCTGCTTGTGATCGCTTAGGATAGGGCATACCCAAAAAAACCATTCCAAATGATTTTTCACTTTGAAGAAACTGCTGCCAAAAATGCCTATTCACTTCAGGCACAGTACCACCCAAATCTTGATTACATCACGCTAAGGGAGGTTAATGAGGGTGGTGATCCAATGGAAGATTGGGTTGATTATGATCCAAGGTGCGGAGCATCTGATGATGAGGAAACCTTCAACTGTGATGAAATCCTACAAACCATGAGAAACATTTACTCTCAAATGGATGCCAATTGGTAAACTGGCACACAAAACCCCCATTCTTCGGAGTGGGGGTTTATCATTAATATTATACACAAAAATCATTTCAAAATGATCGCTTCTGAATTACTTGGTAGGCATTTCTGGATCACACCTGATGGAGATTTTGCCAGTTGCCCAACTTTCATAGATGGGAACCCCGATACCTCAAACATTGATTACCTTGAGGAGTGGTGTGGTGATGATCTCACAATCCTTGAGTTTAATGAGATTATCAAAATCTATCAACGCCTCATGTACCGTAAGGAATTTAATGTGGGAGGTTGGGGTTTACCCGATTGGGCAACAAACTTTATCTTTAATTAAGATTTGAGGGGGTTACAACGCCCCCTTACATGCTACAATTAATTTAAGTTCAACTTCAAAGCAATGAACAAAACACTTCAAATCACCTCTGAAGAGCAAGCAATCCTTACAGAATTGTTTTCAGAAACCGCAGCATTAGATGCCCCTATTTCTGATACACCCGAATTCGATGCCCTTTGGGATAAGATATGCCAGTTGTAATACTGGCACACAAAAAGTGGCAACTGCTTTCTCAGTTGCTACAATTCATATTAACAGGTACAAACCAATGATTCTTGATCCTTCTCTCTTTGATCTCTCTTCTGATGATGCTATTGAAGCACTTATGGAAGATGCGATTCATGATAACTTAACCAATGAGCAGAAAGATCACCTTGATGAGTACCTGAATTCAACAACTGATTTTTAAATGAAACCAATCACACTCAAAAGCACAAAGGCACAAATCTTTGATGCGTTTCAAAATGTTAAGGATGTGAGAGAAGAGCGTAACGCCCTTGCTATCCTTAGTATAATTCTTTTTACCACCACATGTTTATTTTAAAAGGATCTCCAATGATTACTCTTTCCCAAGAAATTTACGATGCCCTTTGCTCCGATCCTCTTTATGATGAGATCGAAACGGTTGAAGAGGTAGAAGTTCAACCCCGAAGAAGAACTTCTATTCTAAATGATTTCTAAAGATTTGCCAACCGCAAATCTGCTATACTAAACACAAGCAAACAAATTTCATTCAAATGAAACTAAGCATCCTCGGTTCAAACCAAACACAAGTAACTTTCGCTGATGGCACACAGGTTTTCTTCTCTTATAACACTCCTGTTGCTTGCCAAACTCGCTCTTACGATTATTTTCGTACCTCCACAAAATGGAGTGCTACCACAACCCGCCATATCAACAAGTGGTTTGATGGCGTAATTGGAAAGGAGCAACCCCAAGAGTATTTTGATTCTATATGTGCCAATCTTTAAACTGGCACTTTCCCCCTTCACAGGGGGTTTTTTATTGCTTATAATAAAGGAGTAATAAGCAATCATTCAAATGAGCAGCATACACAACGAAGCATTATTGGAAACATGTTTTGAAGAGGCATGGGAGCAATTTCGTGTTCACAACAAATTAACCCCTGAGATGATGGAGGAATTATGCTCATTCTCAGTTGGTACGGTTCAACACATAGAAAGAACCGCACGAATGATGTTTGAAGATGCTTCATAATCTTTTAACATTTCCCCCCTTCTCACTGCCCCTTTATTTGCTATACTAAGAGTATGAAAAACAAAACACTCATCACTGGAAACGGTTACTACTGCTCACCAAACATGGTTCAATTCTGCGAACACATGGTAGCAAAGGAAATGCTTCAGGCACGGATCGATCACGAAGTGCGTATGGGGTTACGCCCCGCCCCTTCTAATTTCGGTACTTGGAACGTATCAGATCGGCATTAGTGCCAGTTGATAAACCTACACACTGCCCCCGTAAATGGGGGCATTTTCGTGTAATATACGTATATACCAAACAAATTCGTTATGAACACAACTCCTTTCGGTTTAACAGTTCCTACCACTGAGGTAGAAATCAACGGTAGAGTTTGGAAGGTAACACGCCTAAGAACCGCACACGGTTCACAGCGTAATAAGTGGGTTAACCGCATTAAGGGTGGCAGCAGCAGAGTACGCTGTGCCTCTAATAACGGCATCACCTCTAACACAGTTGCCACTGCCTTGGGTGATGTGCGGTGATCCGCACCCCTTATGGGTTCGTGATTTGGCAGTGCCCCCGTGGTTGGGGGTTCGCCCCCCGCCCCCGTTTAAAAACGACTAACTACCCTAACCTACAAAGTGTTACGGAAGCGAGAACAATATTCCATTAGACTTCAAATTTTTTTTCGCTGTTAAAAAATCCCCACAGGGTTGACTTGCTAATAATTCAAAAGTGATATATAATGGAAAGTGATAATTCACAGAATGCAAAAAAATAATCCTGATGAGAAACGCCCTATAGAAGTTGATACAGTATCTGGTGAATATTATGTAAGGATCCCTGAATGGATAATTAATGATCAGGGTTGGTTTGAGGATACGGAATTAGGATTTAAAACAGATGGCGATGAACTTATCATTACAGAACACCAAGACTAACACCTATCACATCTATCTAAGAGGAGAGTGTCTCTTCAAGGATCTTGATGAGTATGAATTTAAATTGATATGGGGAAGAATATATCAATCATACTTTAGGGAAGAATTATCATATGAAGAATTTGAACAAGAGAATATGACAGACGCATCGTACTGATATTACTACCTTATAATTTAAGTTGACTAAACCTACATATACTGATATAATATTGGTATAACATTACGTAGGTTATGGCAAAAGGATTTACAGTTAAAGCGAAATCCCCAGTGGTACAGAAAGAACCAGAGTGGGATTTCGATAAAGCACGAGAACTTATTAAAGGTAAGACAGTAGTATTCTGTTTACCTGGTAGAGGAGTCTCATATACATTTTTAAAGAGTTTTGTACAGCTATGCTTTGATCTGGTACAGAATGGAGCAAGTATCCAAATCTCACAGGATTACTCATCAATGGTCAACTTTGCTCGTTGTAAGTGTTTAGGAGCAAATGTCCTTAGAGGACCTGATCAAAAACCTTGGGACGGTAAGTTACAGTATGATTATCAGTTATGGATTGATAGTGATATTGTATTCAACACTGAGAAGTTTTGGCAGATCGTTCTGATGGATAAGGATCTTGCTGCTGGTTGGTATGCTACAGAAGACGGCAAAACCACCTCGGTAGCACACTGGCTTGAAGAAGATGATTTCAGAACTAATGGTGGTGTAATGAATCACGAAACCGTCGAAAGCATCTCGAAAAGAAAGAAACCATTTACTGTCGATTATACAGGATTTGGATGGTTACTTATTAAGAATGGTGTATTTGAACATGAAGAGATGAAGTATCCTTGGTTCGCTCCTAAGATGCAAGTCTTTGAAAGTGGCGAAGTACAGGATATGTGTGGTGAGGACGTTTCGTTCTGCCTAGATGCGAAGGAGGCAGGTTTTGAGATCTGGTGTGATCCTCGTGTTCGTGTAGGTCATGAGAAGACTAGGGTAATCTAATGACTCGTTATAATATTCTAATTAATGGTGAGGTGGTTTATAAGAACCTTTCACAGGATGAGTATTTTAACACTATAGAGGATTTGGCACAGGATTATTATATTGATAGTTCTTCACCGAATCCTTCTAATATCAAAACTGAATTTATTGAGGATTAATTATGGCAAAAATGAAGCAAAATCTTTTAGGTGGGTCTTATGTAGAGGCAACTCCGAAAAAGTCTCGACAGGGAAGAGGAAAGCACTCGAAGTATTCGGCAACCAGCCGTAACTCGGCTCGTAAAAGATATAGAGGACAAGGACGTTGAGTCAACCCGAATTAACTAGTTTTACTGATCACGGCAATTTTATCTCCGAATTTCAATCTAATCTTGATGGAGATAAATTTGTCGATTTTTATGAGCGTATGGCCGCTGCTGGTGCTGGATTAGTTACACCACGCAGCACAGGTGCTGTAAAGAACGAACAACTGTTCCTTACACAACTATTACAGCATGAAGAACAGAATGTTTATAACGCTACATTACCATTAGCAAGGGATTGGAATCATATTGTAATGAGTTGTCTTCATCATTACACAGAACAGTACGAAATATTGAAAGATACACCATTTGAGTACAAATATTCTAAATTACAGAAGACTCGCCCTACACAGGGGTATCATTCATGGCATCATGATGCTTGTGCCCCTGATACTTATCGTAAAATGGTCGTTATTATCTACCTAAACGATGGTTATGGTGGTGGAGAAACTGAATTTTTATATCAAAGTCTTAGAATTGAACCTAAAATGGGTAAAGTTATCATATTTCCAGCAGGATGGACACATACACACCGTGGAAACCCTCCTTTACATGGTAATAAGTACATATTAAATGGTTGGATTGAAGAATTTCCGCAAAATTCTTATAATACGATGCCCAGATAAGAAAAATTTAAAAATAGGTATAAATAAAGGGAGGAAATACTACAAATTCTCCTGTCGATGGCGATTAAGCGTAAATCTAGAGCATTTAAGGACATTAGTTTGTCTTTTAAACCACATCCTATAACTGGTGATATGCCAGTTTTGACGAATGAACGTGCAATCGTTAGATCAGTCAGAAATTTAGTAGAAACTATCCCGACTGAAAGGTTTTTTGAACCATTAATTGGTACAGATATTCGTGGAATGTTGTTTGAAAACTATACTAAACTAACTTCCTATGTAATTGAAGACCAAATTAAGATTTCTATCAATAATTATGAACCAAGGGTCGCCAATGTCAAGACAGATGTCATAGGTAGACCAGATAGTAATGCTTTTGAGGTGACAGTTTTCTTTGATATTGTTGGTTTGGATAGACCAAGACAAAATTTCACCTTTTTATTAGAACCTACCAGATAAAATAATGCCAGTTACGCAGTTTAACACTCTAGATTTTGACCAAATTAAGTCTCAATTGAAGGATTATCTTGCTTCAAATTCAAATTTTACTGATTTTGACTTTGAAGGATCTAATTTTTCAGTTTTAATTGATTCTTTAGCATATAATACGTATATTAATGCCTTTAATGCGAATTTAGTAGCAAATGAATCGTTTTTAGATTCAGCAACTATAAGAGAGAATGTTATATCATTAGCACGTAACATAGGATATGTGCCAAGATCTAGAACGGCAGCAGAAGCACATATATCATTTGATGTAGAAATACAGGATAGTAATAATGATATTGCTCAAATTAGACTTAAACCTGGTCTTGTTTGTGTAGGAAATGCTAATAATACAAATTTTAGATTCTCAACATCATCTCCAATAACTACTAATGTAGTAACTAATAATGTTGGTAAGAGAATCGCATCTTTTACTAATATTCCAGTTAAACAAGGAACATTAGTACAAACAAGTTTTATAATTGATACTCAAGTTGATCAGAGATTTGTCTTAGATAATGCTAATATTGATTCTTCAACTATTAGAGTTAGTGTTAGAAACGATATTAATGATGTATCTGAGGGTAGAGAATATAAAAAGATAGATAATATTCTCAATTTAAACAAAGATTCTGAAATATTCTTAATACAAGAGGTTCAGGATGAAAAAATTGAAATTCTCTTTGGTGATGGATTCTTTGGTAAGAAATTAACAACAGGCAATATTGTTACTGCTAGGTACATTATAACTGATGGACCTGAAGGTAATGGTGCTGGTGGAGCATCAGGTTCTGTTGGTACATTTGAATTTCAAGGAACATTTGATCGTAGATTAAGTACTGCTTCACAACAATACATTTCTACATTACCAAATGATAGTATAGTCGTAACTACTGTTAATCGTGCCTCAAATGGTGCTGAGAACGAAGAAATATCATCAATTAAGTATTTGGCTCCTAGACTCTATTCCGCACAGTATAGGGCAGTTACACCAAGGGATTATGAAGCAATAATACAGTCAATTTACACTGCAACAGAATCTGTTGCTGTTGTTGGTGGTGAAGAGTTAGATCCACCACAATTTGGTAAAGTTCAGATTAGTATTAAACCAAAAAATGGTACTTATGTATCTGATTTTGATAAACAACAAATCAAAAGTAAGTTAAAGAATTACGCTATTGCTGGTATAAATTCCGAAATTGTTGATCTTAAAGTTCTATATGTAGAAATTGACACAACAGTTTATTATAATACCGCACAATTCTCAGACGGTGCTTTATTACGCACCAATATAGTTGATAATCTTACTACATATTCAAACAATGTGGAGATCAATAAGTTTGGTGGTAGATTTAAGTTTAGTAAAATGAATCAACTTATTGATAGGGTTAATAATGCTATTACTTCTAATATTACAAAAGTTAAGATTAGAAGAGATATGAAGGTACTTATCAATACATTTGCTCAATATGAACTGTGTTTTGGTAATAGATTTTACATTAGTCAAGCGGGTTATAACATCAAGTCTACAGGGTTTAAGATCTCTGGATACCCTAACACGGTATATTTCACAGATATTCCAAATAAGACTGTTACAGGCGATTTAGATGGCAGTAAGAAGGGTGTTATGTGTATTGTATCTAAGGATACAAAGAATGAAATGAAGATTGTAGCAAAGGATGTTGGTACGGTTGATTATAAGAAAGGTGAGATTATCATCAACACTGTTAATATAACACAAACTAATGCAGCAAACAACTTAATTGAGATACAAGCGTTCCCTGAATCTAATGATGTAATTGGATTAAAGGATCTCTACCTCAGTTTTGATGTTTCTAATAGTTCGATAAATATGGTTAAAGACGTAATCGCATCAGGAGAGGATGTTTCAGGCGTGGTATTTTCAAGAGATTACTATACTTCAAGTTACTCCAATGGAGCAATCGAGAGGAAATAAAGAATGAGTATAGAATTTGATAAAAGAGTACAAGTCAATAAAATAGTCGAGAGTCAGTTACCCGAATTCGTGGTTGCTGATTTTCCATTAACGACTGATTTTTTAAAGCAATATTACATATCACAAGAATTTCAAGGAGGTCCTACTGATCTTATTGATAATCTTGATAGGTATCTTAAGGTAGATAACCTAGTTCCTGAAGTTGTTACTGGAACTACTACATTATCTACAGACATTCTTTCTGATGATACAACTATTACTGTTGCTTCAACAAAGGGATTTCCTCAAGAATATGGTCTTTTAAAGATTGATGATGAAATTATATCATATACAGGTAAGACAAGTACAACTTTTACAGGATGTATACGTGGATTTAGTGGAATAAGTGGATACAATGTTGGCATTTCCTCATCATTGCTTGATGTTAATAAGCAAACTTTAAAATTTGATGATACTAATGCGTTTAATCATAATATTAATTCTGTAATTACTAATCTTAGTGTACTATTTTTACAGGAATTTTATAAGAAGATAAAGAAAACTTTTTTACCAGGTTTAGAAGATGAGACATTCTATTCTGGTATTGATGTTGGTAATTTTGTAAAGAATGCTAGATCTTTCTACCAATCAAAGGGTATTGAAGAATCTATAAGAATATTATTTAAATTATTATATGGTGTTGAGTCTAAGGTATTAGATCTTGAAGAACGTTTAGTTAAGCCATCAGCAGCTGAATTTATTCGTAGAGAAACTGTTATTGCTGAAGCAATAAGTGGTAATCCATATAATTTGGTTGGTCAAACTATATACAAATCAACTGATGATAGAACCACTGGATCAGTATCTGAAGTTGAGATTTTAACAAGAGCAGGTAAAACATACTATCAACTTTCTTTATTTGTTGGATTTAGTGATAGAGATCTAATTGAAGGTAGTTTTACTATACAGGCAAAAACAAAGGCATTAGAAACCATTTCAATTGGATCTTCTATTATATCTGTAGATTCTACTATTGGATTTGATGAAACTGGATCTATTTTAAGTGAAAATAGTGATGATATCATTGAATATACATCAAAGAGTGTAAATCAGTTTTTTGGATGTTCTAATATTACTAGTGCGATAGAAACTGGTTCAAATATAAGAACAACAGAAACTGTATTTGGATATGAAGGTGGTGATTTATCTAAGAGATGTGATATAAGAATTACTGGAGTTCTTTCTAAATTTGTACCAGGTGAAGATATTTCATTAGTTGGTGAACGAGAGGAGATTTCTGTAAAGAATGTTGGTGAGGTTATATTAAATAGAGGCGAATCCTATAAAGAATTATTTGCTAATAGTTGGATTTATAATACAAGTTCTCGTTATCAGATAGAGAATGTAGCATCAAATGGTCAAACATCATTTACTTTATTAAGTACCATTGATAAATCCAGTTTAAAAATTGGTGATAGCATTACTTTCCTTAGAAGAACTGCTATGACACCAATGGGTGGTGCTATAGTTAAGAGTATTGATTATGTAACTAATAGTATTACTGTAGATAACTTATCTTGGTCTAGTGGAGAACCAAACCCACTTGCTGATTATGATTTAAGAAGAAATTTAAATAAAGCAAAAACAGCATCTGTTGGTATAGGTCTTTCTAATAGTAATGTTATTTCTGATGTACTTAATGTTTACGTTGATGGAAATAAGGATGGTTATGTTGCGTCTAATGCGTTACCAAGTTATGAACTTAATCTACAGAGATTTACTTCTGTAATAGCTGAAAATGTTGGTTTAGGTGTAACTTTCCGTGATATACTTGATTATCCAACATTTCAAGATCCAATTTCTGGATTTGATTCTCAATATGCACGAATAAATTTGCCAGAACCAACAAAATTTATTTCAGGTAATGCTGTTGTCTATCAAACAAGGGATAATTTAGATGATATAGGGATTCCTATTGATGGTTTATCTGATGGGGAAACTTATTATATTAGTGTTGCTGAAGGTTCAAATAAGAAGGGTATTGCTTTATATAATTCAATAAGTGCTATTGGTAGTGCTAGTAGTATAACTATGAATCCACCAGTAGGTGCTGGTCATACTCATACACATACTTTTATTCTTAAAGATCATTTCAATAAAATGCTCTATGAGGATAGAATTTTAAGAAAATATCCATTATCACAGGATCTAAGTGTTACAACTAAAGGCCAGAAACCAATTAATAATATTGGTATGTTGGTTAATGGTACTCAAATTAGATCATATGTAGCAAATGAGACCATGTCATTTGGTCCTTTAGAGAGTGTTGAAGTATATAATTCAGGAAAAGATTATGATGTTGCTAATCCTCCAAAATTATCTATTGAAACACCATTAGAATATGGTGGTGAAAGAGCATACGCAGAACCAATTATTAGAGGATCTGTTAAAGAAATACTTGTAGATGAACAAGATTTTGATATTGATAAGGTTTTATCAGTAAGTCTTGTTGGTGGTAATGGTAAAGGATGTTTATTAGAACCAGTTATTGGACCTAGATTTAGAGAAGTTGAGTTTGATAGTCGTGATATATTCTTCTCAGGTGGTTTGGATATACAAGAAGAAACTATAACTTTCAAAAAAGATCATAATCTTGTTGATGGTCAATTAATTTATTATAACAGTAATGGACAAGATCCGATTGGAATAACCAAATTTAAAGAAGCAAGTAATGTTGTTACTGAATTTTTAGTGAATGGAGCACCTTACTACGTTAGGGTTATTAATCCAAAGAGAATATATTTGTTTAAAACACCACATGATGCCATGTTTGGTATCACAGGTATTAATACTGTAGGATTCTCTACAGCAACAAATGCTGCTGGTATTCATAAGTTCAGATTAGATTCCAAAAATACTTTAAGATCTGTTAGAGTTTTAAATTCTGGTTATGATTTCCAATATAGAAAATTACCTGTACATCCTTCAGGAATTTCAACTTCCTTTGATACTGTAAACTTTAAGAATCATGGATTTAGGGACGGTGATTTAGTAGAATATACCACAATGGTTGGTATAGGTACAACACAACCTAAAGCAATTCAAGGTTTAACTGTATCTACAGGTATAAGCACTACTGCTAATTTTTATCATGTATTGAAGATTGATAATGATTCATTTAGATTATCAGATGCTGGAATTGGTGGTACTTCAAAAATTGATTATACAAGGAAGAAATATGTTGGTTTAGGATCAACAGGTACTGGATATCAGGTATTTAAGTATCCAGATATTGAAGTAAATGTTAATGTTTCTTTTGCTTCAAGTATTTCAGGTAAAATAAACTTTACTCCTATTGTCACAGGTGAAATAATAGGTTCTTATCTATATGATGGTGGTAGTAAGTATGGTAGTAAAGTTTCTGGACATTATTTTACACCAAAAATAACTATACAGAACGGAAGAACTGCTGAAGTAAGACCAATAATCGAAAGTGGTAAAATTATTGATGTTCAAGTTCTTAATAAAGGAAAGGAATATTGGTCTTTACCAGATCTTACTATAACTGAAGGTGGAGCTACTGGTAGTGGATGTAAATTAAAACCTGTTATTAATGAAGATGGGCAGTTATCTGATATAGTTGTAATTAATCCAGGTATTGGATATTCTACAAATGCAAATGTTTATGTAGATTCTAAAGGTAAGAATGCTTTATTAAACGCTAGTATAAGAAAATTATCTATTGATAATTATCAGTGGCAGAATGAAAATCATCTTGAAAAACTTAATGATGACCTATTACAGTTTAGTGTTCATGCATATACTAATACTATAGCAGAAGAATTAGGGGATATTGGTGGTGTGACTGGTGCTGGTATTGGTACACACTCATCATTGATTGGTTGGGCATATGATGGTGTTCCAATATATGGACCATATGGTTATACCGATCCTTCTGACATTAACTCAGGAATTAAGAGATTGCTTCCAAGTTATGTTCAGAAGTATGATTATAAAGATCGTCCAACACTTCATGAATATGAAGCAAAATTCTTTGTAGAAGATAATATTTTTGATGGTTCTGGTGATCTAGACATTCATAATGGAAGATTCTGTAAGACTCCAGAATTTCCGAATGGAGTTTATGCTTATTTTGCTACTGTAGATCAGAATGGTGTTCCCCAATATCCATATTTTATAGGAGAATCCTATAGATTACCTTATATTGAAGAAAATACAGTTTTAGATCAGTCATTTGATTTTGGTAGTAGTAATCTTTCTAGGAATACTTTCCCATATAAGGTTAATGATATTAATGCTGATAATGATTTTATTATAGAATCAAATGAAGTAATTAAACAAAAATCTGTAGTTGAATCAGTAACTAGAGGTGTTGTTGATGCATTCCAGATATTAGATGGTGGTGATGGTTATAAGGTTGGTGACTTTACTGTATTTGATGATGAAGGTACAAATGGTAATGGTGCTAGAGGGCAAGTTGATGAAATAGTTGGTATTGGTGTTTCTAGTATTAATACTAAATTAACTACTTTTGAAGATGCTGTTCTAGTATGGAATAGTAATAGTGAGGTGATGGTACATAGTCTACCATCCATTGAACTTAATGATCAAGATACTGTTTTAATATCAGGTCTTTCTACATCAATATACAAATTAAATAATTCATTTAAAGTTGGTGTTAGTACCGATGTTATTGGATTGGCAAAAACGATGTCAGTTCAAAATAATTCAAATGGTGCGGTTGAAGATATTTACGTTAATTATATTCCAAACACTGTTTCAATAGGTGGATCACTTAGAGTAGGTGATGAATATCTTAAGGTATTAAATTTATTTGATGTTGGATCTATCATAAGAGTTAATAGACCTACCAGTGGTATTGCTCATACTTATGGATCTAAGATAGATGTATTAAATAATCGTATCAGTATACCAGTTAAAACTAATAGATTTGAATCTGATGTAAATTTAATTGAATTTTTTAATGCTAATCTAGCGGTTGGTGTTGGTACTACTTGCGGAAGTGTTGTTAATTATGCGATTGGTGAAAGTACAAAGCAAGTTAATATTCCATCTCAAAACATTTATTTACCAGGACATCCATTTAAAGGTGGAGAAAAAATTATATTCAGTAAGAAACCTGGTGCTGGATCATTACTTGTAGGTAGAGAGATTGATGCTTCGCAGCAATTCTATCTTCCAGATCAAAATACATCTGTATCAGAGTTGTATGTAGTTGATAAAGGTAGTGATTTTATAGGTCTTGCTACTAATGTAGGTGCTGCTAATACAGAAGGTGGAATATTCTTTTATAGTAATGGATCTAATGATTATGAGTACAAAATAGAAACAACTTTTGAACAAATAACATGTAATGTTGATAGAATTATTAGTACAGTAACTACAAAGATAGGTGCTGCTAATACTACAACTCATGGGTTGCAGAATGGGGATATAGTTAATATCGATGTTATACCAAATACAACAGTTGGTTTAGGATCTACTGCTCCATTAGTTTTAGATTATAATGAACAATATCAGAAAATATTAATCAATCCTGTTGGATTTGATGGAGCAGATGTTGATACAATTAAAAATACTATATCAATTACTGATCATGGATATAAAAATGGTGATAAAATTTTCTATACATGTGATGGAGATGTTGTTTCTGGGTTAACAACAGGTTGTTATTATATACATTTAGTAGATTCAAATAAATTCAATTTATCAGAAACTTATAATGATACCTTCTCATCACCACCTAGAATGGTTGATCTATCTTCTGGTGGAAATGGGCATACTATTTCATTAGTTAATCCAGAAATATCTGTAGTTAAAAATTCACAATTAACTTTTGGTGTTAGTTCATTCAATTTGGCAAATTATAACCTTAAGTTTTTCTATGATAAGGAATTTAAGAATGAATTTCTTACTGCTACGGATCGCAATGCCTTTAATGTTGTTGGATTGGGTACAATAGGTATTGGTACATTCTTATCCAGTCCTGTTGTTGGTGCTGCTGTATCAATAGGATTCTCAACAGCAATGCCAGCAATTTTATATTATTCTTTAGAAAGGGGTGGATATATTAGTACTGCTGATAAAGATGTTAACAATTATTCACGGATAGTATTTACTGACAGTAAGTATTCTGGTGATTATAAGATATTTGATGCTACTGATGAAACCTTTAAATTCTCACCTAGAGCAATTCCTGAAGTATTGAGGTATGAAGAAGATCAATGTGATACGATTGAATATTCTAGTAAGTCAGACTCTGTATCTGGACCTATAAAGAGTATAAAATTAATTTCTGAGGGTTCTAGTTATAAGAAATTACCTAAATTTACTACAATTAATAGTGTAAGTGGAACAAATGCTAATATTGTAGCATTATCAACATCTATTGGTAGAATTAATAATTTACGAATTGTTGATATTGGGTATGAATATTCTTCAGATTTTACGTTGAGACCCGAAGCATTTATTTCACCTGTTGTTAGGATTGATGATTTAGACTATATTGAGCAAATTTCTGTTGTAGATACTGGACGTGATTATTTAAGTCCTCCTGATTTGATTCTATACAATCCAGAATCTAATGAGGTTGTTGATAGTACTTCATTAGAAGCTATTGCTCCAAATCAAGGTATTGCTGATGTTGAAGTTATTGCTCCTATTAATGGACTAGATTCTGTAACACATAGAGTTATTGCCGTTAACAATTCCAATGGAATTGGAATTAATTCCATGACTGTTGATGGAACTGAAGCTACTTGTGTTATGGAAACTCCTATCAATGGATATACTGAAGCACCATTTGCTGTTAATGATGAAATTTTTGTTGAAGGTATACAGTTATTTGGAGAAACTGGTATTGGTACTCAAGCCTCATCATCTAGTGGTATATCAACCGATGGTGAAGGTTGGAATTCTTCAGATCATAATTATGAATATTTTAAAGTTACGAGTTATATTTCATCAAATCCAGATGTTTTAAAATTTGATTTAGTTGGTTTAACAACTAATCCAGGTATTGCTAAAACTTATCAATCTGGTTATGCTAATATTGTAAACAGGAATAAGTTACCAGTATTCGCACCTATTCAAAAAAGATCTAAGTTCTTACAAGATGAACCAATATTGGTTAAAGAGAATCAAACAGGTACTTTCCAGAAGAAAGATCTTAAGGTAATAGAAATTAGAGAAGATTTTATTAAAATAACTGGATTATATAATCTTAGAGTTGGAGATAGAATTGCTGGACAATATAGTGGTGTTACTGCTAGTGTTACTGGAATTACAGCAAATACTGCTAAATTTGATGTTAGTTTCTCAAATAGAAAGGAAATAGGTTGGATTAATAATACTGGAATGTTAAATGAAGACTTCCAAGTAATACCAAATAATGATTATTATCAGAATCTATCATACTCTGTTAGAAGTTCTAAAACTTGGGAAACATTTGTTGATCCTCTTAATAGGGTTATACACCCCTCTGGATTGAAGAATTTTGCCGATACGTTGTTAGAGACCAATGTTGATGTTCGGGTGGGTCTGGGATCCACAGAAGCATCAAAGGCAGTGATTATACTTGATGTATTTGGTGAAAAGAGAGTAGATACTATTAATGACTTTGATCATGTTATAGATTATGATGCTAGAGATAATAAATCCAAGTTTATTGATTTCAAACATAAGAAGTTAACAGATTTTACTAAATGTAAAACAAATAGGGTTTTGATTCATGATGATATAAGTGGAAGGTTCTCAAGTAAGGGAGGACAGGATCAATATACTGAAATAGAGGAAATTAATACAAACTTTACAAAGTATCATATACAAGTTGTTGATGCTGATACTTTTGATGTACAATTTACTGATTTAATCACTCTTACTTCGACTAATAATGCTTATATTTTAGAAAGATCCACTGATTATTCAAATAATCAATTAGGTGAATTTAAGACTAATGTTGATTATTTTAATAGAAAGACTTTAGAATTTACACCATCTGAAAAATTTGAAAAGGATTTTGATATTAAAGTTTTAAAAACATCATTTAATACTGATACTATATCTGATGGTTTACATGAAATTGGATCTATAGATCTAATTGGTAAAAATGTACAGGTTGCTGCTGCTCAAACAGCGATGAGTGGTAATACTGTCATTGTTACTGGTACAACTACAACCAATATTTTACAATTCTCACCTACAGATTTCAATGCATTCTTTGCTAATGTTATGGTTAAAGATGATGCTTCTGGTGAGTTAGATTATAATGAAGTTATTGTTAATTTTGATGGTACAGACACCTATATTACAGAATCATATACTGACGTTTTAGGTGTTACATATAGTTCTAGTGCTAATAGTAAAGTTGGTGTATTAACTGCTAGATTTGATTCTGGTACAATTTACTTTGATTGTATTAATGATAGAACATCCAAATTACTTGTTAGTGCCAATGTTGTTGGATTGGGTACTACAACTGCTGGTATAGGAACATACAGGTATAAAGTTTCAGGACAACCAGACGGATCTGAAAGAACAGTAAGATATGAGTCAAACTATAATGCGGTAGATAATGGAAATTCAATACCTGTTTTCACTCTTGACGGCACTGTTGATAGTTCAGCTAAGTGTTTATTAAAAGTTACTTCTGGGCAGAATAGTGCAATACATCAAGCAGTTGTTATTCAAGATGTGAATAATGATGCTGTAACTGTTCAGTATCCTCATGTTGCAATTGGTGATCAAAGTGGTATAGGAACATTTGGTACAGTTACAGATACAATAAACAATACAGTTAGATTTGATTTCTATCCAGATTCAGCATATTCTTCCTCAACAGTTGAGGTTCAGGCTTATTCTGAGATATATCAAACTGTTAATGATTTTGAGAATGAACCACCTCTTTTACAATTTGGTCCCGTAAGTACTGAATTGGTATTATCATCATATGATGGTCTTAATGGAACTAGAGGAAATAGAGTTAATTTTGATCTTAAGCATGAAGGTATTCCAATTTATTATAAGACATTTAATCCAGATAGTAGTCAACTTACTGTTTCTGCTGGT